ACGTAAGGCATTTCAGAGATCTCTCCATACTTTGGCTCATTCGTTCGAGTGTTTAGCGTCCGCCGTAACTGGCGAATTGATTTCAAGCGAAGAAGATACACCATTGAGCGACATCATCACTAAAGAGGGCTAGGAGGATGAGGAGACAAGTGTTTATAGTCACCGAAGTCGGGGAGGCGTACCTTGGGCAGGTGGGGGAAATTATCAACCCGGAATGGCCACGCGATCGCCCTGGCGAAAGTGGTCCAGGTGAATCACTAGAGGCAGCGCTGGCGGACATCGTGGCAACCATGATTGAAGACGGTGCCACAGAAGAGATCATCACGATTGACATCCGAGAAGAGGGGGCCACTTGATGGCATACGATTTAACGTCACTTCGGAAAGAAGTAGTATTTCGCGCTCCGAGGATCATATTGCTCGGAGTTGAGAAGATCGGCAAGAGTACGTTTGCCTCGGAATCTGATTCGCCAGTATTTCTTCCAGTGCGAGGCGAAGAGGGTATTGACGAGTTGGATGTAGATGCCTGGCCTCCAGTGCAGAGGTATCAGGATGTGATGGATGCGCTCGTTACGCTCTACACTAAGGAGCATGGCCATCGCACGACGGTTCTCGATTCGGCCTCCGCACTGGAGCCGATTATCTGGGAGAAGACTTGCCAGATGAACGACAATGCGGAGTCGATCGAAAAGGTCGGCGGTGGATACGCCAAGGGCTATACGGAAGCCCTGAATTGGTGGCGGGCCATCTTGAGCGGCCTCGATGCACTTCGCGCTGAGCGGAACATGACGAGCATCATCGTCGGCCATGTCAAGGTGAAGCGCTTTGATGATCCGGGGGGGCCCTCTTATGATCAGTATCAATTCGATCTCGATGCTCGCGCGGCAAATCTGCTATACCGCTGGGCAGATTTGATTCTGTTTTGCAATACAAAGGTGGTCGTCAAGGAGGAAGACGCAGGCTTCGGCAAGAAGCTTCATAAGGCAAAAGACATCGCCGGAGGGCAGCGCTTCCTCTACACGCAGAAGCGGCCCTCTCACCCTGGCGGCGGAAGGGGGGTATTCGGTAGATTGCCCTATGAATTGCCGCTGTCGTGGACTGCATTTCAGCAAGCAATAGTGTACGCCCTTCCGCAGGCGGCTGCGTGAGTTTGTTTTCATTCCGATTGAATTGAAGGAGAGACAATGGCTAATTTGAACGACATCTTTGGCGGTAGCTTCGATTCTCAAAGCGTGGAACCGGCAGGCGATTTTGAAGCGATCCCCGCCGGATGGCAGACGGTGGAAATCACGAGGACTGGAATCGTAGTCACAAAGGCTGGAACCGGGCGATTCATCGAGGTGGAATTTACAATCCTGGATGGACCACATAAGAATCATAAGCTCTGGGAGCGATACAATGTCGACAACCCGAGTGAAAAGACCAGGAAAATTGCTGCCGGACAGTTCTCGTCTCTCTGCCGCGCGGTCAACGCGGGGTGCCTAGATGATACCGACGAGTTGCTGCAGCAAATGCTCCAGGTCCGTGTGGCAGTCAAGGGAGACTACAACGAAATCAAGGGTTACAAGGCACTTGGTGTCGAGCAGCAACAGGCTCCGCCTCAGCAGCAACAGGCTCCGCCTCAGCAGCAGCAGCAGCCCTCCGGTTCGCAGGAATGTGCCCAGCAGCCGCAACCCGGCGTGAAGCCCCCCTGGATGTCCTAGCGCTCTCTTGGGTATGGCGGCGCACCGGAACAGTCGCCGTCATACCTCTTTTCTTTACCTCTACGTGGAAGGTATGCGCACATGGCAAAAATGAAACCTGAAGTGCTCGAAGGACTCGATAGCCTGGCCAGGGAGCTTGTCGCGGCTAAGGTTGCCGAATCGGCCGCGAAGGCTAGTCGCCTGGCGATCGAGAGTAAGATCGTTGCGCTGGTCACAATCGAGAAGGGGAAGAAGCAAGTTACCCTCCCCCTTTCGGATAGCGCGAAAATAGTCGTCAAGCAGGGTAATAATTACAAGGCCGATGTCGAAGCGATTAAGCGAATCTTCAACTTTCCGAAGCTGAAGAAGCTTGGGTTGCTGGCCCCAATCGAAACGAAGGAATCTCTCTCAGTGAAGGGGTATGAATGGTATCGGGAGAATCACCCTGACGTTTATGTTCTTCTGGCCGAGCACGTCACAGTTACGCCAGCCAAGGCGAGCGTTGCGGTTCAGTCACCCAAGAAATAGGAGGATAGCATGGCCAGTTTGAAGGGGGGTCCTGCCGGAGCACTCCGCGACTGTAGAGGCGATCTACGAGCACTGGCGCAAAAAAGGAGAAGCCAGGCAGCGAGTTGTACGCGCTCTCGGCGCCTCACGGGTTGGACTGCCATGTGAACGAGCGCTGTGGTATGAATTTCATCACTGCTGTGCGCCCAGTTTTAATGGGCGCATGTACCGGCTCTTCGATCGCGGAAACCTAGAGGAGCCTCGGGTCGTCGCTGAATTGCGGGCCATTGGTTGCACCGTCCACGAGGTGGACCCCGAGACTGGTAAGCAGTTTCGGGTGGAAGCACTCGGCGGACATCTCTCTGGATACCTCGACGGAGCCGTGCTTGGCGTGCCGGAAGCTCCCAAGGCTTGGCATGTCCTGGAAATTAAGACGCACAGTGCAAAGTCCTGGAAGAAGTTGCAGAAGGAGGGAGTTCAGGTTTCTAAACCGGAACATTACGCCCAGTGTATGATTTACATGCACTTGACTGGCATGAAACGAGCACTCTACGTCGCCACGAACAAGGATACGGATGAACTCTATTCTGAAAGGATTCGATACGACAAGGTTGAGGCTGAAGCGCTAGTTGACAAGGCACGTCGTGTGATCTTTGGTATCGAACCTCAGTCCCGCATTTCCGAACGGCCTGACTACTATCTGTGCAGGTGGTGTGATGCACGAGAAGTATGCTTCGGTTCGGAAGTTGCCACGCTTCCGGTCCCTTCGCTTTCCTGCCGGCAGTGCTGTCATTCCACCCCGACCGAGGCTGGCAAATCTCATTGGGTGTGCGAGAGGCACAAGAAAGGTCTGGCCGTTACGGATCAGTGTAAGCCTTGTGCTGATCATCTTGTAATGCCAGCACTCGTGGAACCATCAGCAAGTCCAGGCGAGTTCGGTATAGATAGCGAGGGGCATGGCTTCATAGTTTTCATCGACGAAGAGTGGGGAGATTGGAAGCATGGCAGGATGGATGGAGCCTACAGTAGCGAGGAGCTAATGAAGCTTCCGCGCCAGATGCTAAGTAACGACATGCTTCAGTGCGCGAAAGAACTCTTCTCGGGTGCGGTAGTCGCCAAGCCGGATACTCTCCTGCGGAAGTACCCAGTAGATGAGACACGATTAGTATGGAGTGGCCGTTTTAATACCGAGCACATCCGGGAAGCCTGGCGAGCCGCTTACGGTGAAGACATCGAAGGCCTGGAGCCGATCGACTCGACAAAACAACCGAACTACATCGTTGTGGAGTATAGCGGTAACCGCGTGGTGTTCGCTGATTTCCAATCGAAGGAGGCTGAGATTCGTGACAAACACATTTAACACTCGCTTGCGAGCGGTTCGGCTCTCTAGCGAACGATCCTGCCTGATATGTGGTTGTCGGAGGTTGAGCCGTGTTCGGGGGCTGTGCCGAGCGCACTACGGCCGTGCTCAATATGCAATCTCGCAGGGGATGGAAACCTGGGAGGCACTCATACGTCGCGGGCTCGCACTGCCAGCGCGTAAAAGAATAGGAGATCGCGAGCGGCGCATGAGGAAGGCAATTCTGGCAATCTACGCGAGAGGTGAATACCCTAGCGTGCGACGAATCACCTTGGAATTGCATCGCAGCTCAAGAACACTCAGCGCCTCTGAGTGCGAGATACGGCGTGAGGTATTCGAGGAACTCGGAATTAAAACTGTCCCGTCGCGGTACAGCCTTTTTCCTCCATCGACGAGCGGCCTAAGGGGGGGGAGATGATAACACCGCGACCATACCAACTTGATGCGCTTAGGGCCCTGCACAATCACATTTGCACGAAGGAGTCCAATCCGTGCGTTGTGATTCCTACAGGCGGCGGCAAGTCACTCTTGATTGCATGGAGTATTCAGGGATGGAAAGCTCAAGCTCCGTCTTTTCGGTGCGTAGTGCTTGCGCATCGGAAGGAACTGATACAGCAGAACTATGAAGAATTCATGGATGTACAGTTCCGGGAGGGATTCGGGCTGACGAATGACATTGGCATTTTCTCTGCTGGCCTGAAGCGGAAGGACTGGGATGCCTCAATTCTGTTTGCCTCAATTGATTCCATTTACAAGCGCGCCGGCGATTTTGCACCTTTCGATGCGATCCTGGTTGATGAAGCTCATCGCATTCCGCATAGTGGCGAGGGGAAATACCTCACCTTCCTGAAGGACTGCCGACGGTTCAATCAGAAACTCCGAGTCATCGGCTGGACGGCCACCCCCTTCAGAATGAGCACTGGATCGATTTGCCACAAGGATCATTTACTCCATGAGGTGTGCTACGAAGCCGCAGTTACGGATCTTATCAAGGACGGATTTCTATGCAAGCTTCGATCGAAAGTTGGGATGGCTTCTCCGGAACTGCGGAATGTGAAAAAGCGCGGTGGTGAATATATCATCTCTTCCCTCGCTGAAGTTACAAATCGTGACGACCTCATTACTAAGGCCGTAGATGAGGCAGTTCGGATCTTGCGCCACGAGAATCGACGATCGATCATCTTTTTCTGTGTCGATGTGGAACATTGCCATGCCGTATCGAGAGAACTTCAGCGGCACCATATCTACGCACCGGCGGTAACGGCAAAAACTAAACCAGAGATTCGAGATCGAATCGGGGATGACTTCAAGAATGGAAAACTCCACGCTGTATGTAACGTCAACGTGTACACTGAAGGGTTCAATGCAACGTGTATTGACTGCATTGTACTATTGCGC